AAGATTATGGTGGCGCATAGAATTATTTCACATATGTTATTAGGCATTAAAGATAACACAGGACTGGGAAATAACGCAGATGAGTTAAAGACTGCTTCTATCTTATTCGATAACACCGTTATTAGACCATTTCAGGAACTTTTACTTACTGCCTTTGACAAAGTACTATCTTTTAATAATGCTTCCTTAAATCTATATTTTAAGACCTTACAACCATTAGAGTTTGTAGACTTAGAAAACGCTTTAACAAAAGAACAAGTAGAAGAAGAAACTGGTCAGAAGTTAAGTAGTGACAAACAAGATGAAGAAATTGCAAATGTCTTAATTGATATGGGCGAAGATTTAGGTGATGAATGGGAGCTTATCGATGAAAGAGATGTAGACTACGAAACTGAAGAAGAACTTGACAAAGAAATAGAAAAACTAAACAATCCAAGCTTATTAAAAAAGATTTGGAATTTTGTTAGTACTGGTACTGCAAGACCATTGGCAAAAAGCGAACAAGACAGAGAATTTGAAGGCGATTATTACAAAGTAAGATACCGTTATAGTCCTTCTTCTGTTTCAAGCAAATCAAGAGAATTTTGTCGTAAAATGGTTGCTGCTAATAAACTTTATCGCAAAGAAGATATTATAGCAATGGAAAACATACCAGTAAATGCTGGATGGGGATTAGGTGGCGCAGATACTTATTCAATTTGGCTTTATAAAGGCGGTGGTGCTTGTCATCATAGATGGCGTAGAGAAACTTATCGTTTTACTGGTAGAGGTAAAGAACAAGGTGACCCAACAAGTCCAAAAGCACAAACAGTAGCTGGATTTGTAAATGATAATGACCCTTTGGTATCTCAAAAACCTATTGATATGCCAAATCAAGGATTTGTAAATAGATAAGATATGGCTACTGCGTTATTTATAAAAAGAGAAGATTTAGTAAGAAATAGCATTATTGATGGGAATGTCGATACTGATAAATTTATTCAGTTCATAAAGATTTCTCAGCAGATGCATATCCAAAACTATTTAGGTACTGACCTTTACAATAAGATTAGTGCTGATATTATAGCAGGAACTTTATCAGGGGATTATTTGAATTTAGTTCAGGATTACATACAACCTATGTTAATTCATTTTGCTATGGTAGACTATTTACCTTTCGCAAGTTACGAATTAAGAAATGGAGGTTTATTTAGACACCGATCAGAGAACGCAGATAATCCTACAAAAGAAGAAGTAGACTTTCTAACACAAAAACACAGAAACTTTGCTGACTTCTATACAAGACGATTTATTGACTATATGGATTTCAATCAAAATTTGTTTCCAGAGTATAACACGAACACAAACGAAGATATGAATCCTGACAAAGACGCAAATTTCGTAGGATGGGTGTTGTGAAATATAAAGTAAAACCAATTAACTTAAAAAAGTTAGCTGAGTACTTAAAGAAGAAAAAGAAATGAACCTAACTGATTTGAAAATATACTTACTTAACGCTTCTGTACTAGCGATTAATTTTACTAATATAGAACTAGGGTTAAAGATTATTTTAACTATTGTAGCGATAGGCTATACTGGGCATAAGTGGTATTTAATGTATAAGAACAATGGATGAATATTCTAACAACACTTGGGGGGTAGAGGTTATTATCACATTTAAAGAAAATAAAAATGATTAACGAAAAAGGATATGGTGCTATATATGGCTCTACTTGGTGGGGTACTGATAGTGGTTTATTAAATTCTATTTATTGGGGTGATATTTACTGGTATATTCAAGTAGTTGCAGCATTAAAAGATAGAGCCTATGAAGATGGTGGTGTTATAGAAGGTTTTGAATGTGCTTCAAGTGATTTAAGAATATTTCCTGAGGCAGATTTAGGTAGACAGTTATTCGATGCCTATGATGCGAGATGTGAGGCGGCAAGTGGCGATACAGAGGCAAGGGTGTGTACTATTAACGAATTAAACGATTTATTATGAGTCTTTTTGATGACGCAAGTTTAGCAATGATTCCAAGTGCCTATAAAGATGGCAAGTTATATAGTATAAAGCCGACTGATGGGAGTGGGGACTTTACATTTACAAGGGGCAGTAATTTAGCGGCTACAAGGGTAGATGTCAATGGTCTTATTGAGAAGGGGAGAGAGAATCTGATTCTGCAATCAAATCAATTTGATACTACTTGGACGCAAAGCGGAACAATTACAAGGACAAGCGGACAAAGTGGATATGATGGTAGTAACGATGCTTGGCTACTTACCAAAGGTTCTGCGGGTGCTTTTATAAAACAAACCAACTCACAAAGTGGGGTTCGTACTTTTAGTGTTTACGCAAAGGCAGATACTGCGGATTGGTTGTTGTTAGATATTGATGGCTCTCCCGATGCCTTTCAATACTTTGATTTAGGAAATGGAGTATTAGGCGCAACAGGCACTAATGTAGATGCCACTATAACAAGTGTAGGTGGTAGTTGGTATCGTTGTAGCGTTACAGGTGCAGACACCTATACTGAAGTAAGGATATACCCTGCGGAGGGAAACAATAATGTAGGCGGTACTACGACTCAACTATACATCCAAGACGCTCAATTAGAGCAAGGCTTGGTCGCTACTGATTACATTGAAACAACCACAACAACGGCACAAGCGGGTATCTTAGAGGATATGCCAAGACTTGATTATAGTGGTGGGGCGAGTTGTCCAAGTTTGCTTTTAGAGCCGCAGAGGAGTAATGTTATACCACATAGTGAGTATTTTGGAGGTCATACTTTAATAGGTGTTTCTTCATCTGCTAACGCTACAACATCTCCAGAAGGTATTGCAAATGCTACGGAATTAATTGAAAGTAGTGGTCTTGGAGAGCATACGGGATATGTAGATGTTTCGTGTACCACATCTACCAACTACACAATTTCAATTTTTGCTAAAGCGAATACACGAGGCTATTTTCTTTTGCGTTTTGGAGGTGCAAATTCTGTTTTTACTAATTCTTATGCTTGGTTTGATTTGTCTAATGGAGCAACTGGAACAGTTGAATCTGGAATAACTGCTGACATTGAAGATTATGGAAACGGATGGTATCGTTTGATAGCAACCCGAACAAGTGCGGCAACCAATACGGGTAGATTTTTTTGGGGATTAGCTGATGCTAACGGCTCAACAAGTTATACGGGTGATGGTTCAAGTAGTGTGTATGCCTACGGCTTCCAAGCAGAACAAGGCAGCTACCCTACCTCATATATCCCTACCTATGGGACAAGTCAAACGAGGTCAAACGAATTTGTTGATGCTGTGTCTTACGATACTACTTTGCCTACAAGTGCTTTTACATTATTCTTTGATTTTGGCAAGTCTCAAATAGGCACAGGAAGTGGTTACATATATAGAATGGACATTAATGGAACAGCTACTCAATTAGATTTATATCAAAATCCATTTGGTGGAGGTGGCTTAAATATATACTTAAACAATCAAGGAAATTATGTGTTTGGAACTAATGCAAATGATGCTTGGAATGTTGATGCTTCTAAAGTAGCCGTCTCTTACGATGGTGATAGACTTGCTTACTTTATAAACGGTAGTTTGTATAATTCAACTACGGGTATATCCTTTATTGATGCAGGAACAAAGCCTAACTTTAGCGTAAGCAATTCATCTCCTCAATTTGATTTAAAAGGATACTTAACCTTCCCAACGGCATTAACTGATAGCGAGTGTATCGCACTAACAACTTTATAAGATGAAACCATTAAGAAAAGGATTACTAAAGATTTTTATAGTTATTTTGCTTTTCCCAGTTAGCATCTTGTTTGGTTTAATTAGCAAGATTCAAAAATTAGGAGGTGCAGAAAAAACCGCTAACGACATTATAATTAAGAAGATAAAAGCACTAAAGAAATGAGCATATACGACAAAGCAAGTTTAGTTTTAATTCCAAGCGGCACAAAAGAAGGGGTTGTTTTTTCCCAAAAGCCTACTAATGGAGATGGTGATTTTACTTTCTCACGCTCAACTGCTGCGACAAGGGTCAATGCAGATGGGTTAATTGAGAAGGAAACGCAGAATTTGTTGACCTATTCTAATGACTTTAGTCAATGGACAAATAGTGGAACAAGCGAAACAAGTGGACAGAGTGGTTATGATGGGAGTAATGATGCTTGGTTGTTTACGACAAGTGCATCTTCTCAATACCTTGAAAAAGGTCAAGGTGTAAGCGGTGTACAAACTTTTAGCGTTTATGCTAAATCAGGTACTACGGATGGAATAGTTATAAGATTTATTGGAGGTGCTAATCCGTATGTGTTTTGGAATTTAAGTGATGGGTCTTATGCAGGTTCAGGAGCAGGAGCAAGTATTGTTGCAAGAGAAAGCGTATCAGTAGGCAATGGATGGTATAGAGTTAGCATAACTATGGCTGACCCTTCTACTTCTGTAAGAATCTATTGTGGTGATTCAAGTGGTGCTTTTGCATCAGGAAACATCTACATCCAAGATGCCCAACTTGAAGAGGGACTTGTAGCAAGGGACTACATAGAAACGACAACCACCGCAGTTTATGGAGGTATTACAGACAATGTACCAAGATTAGATTATACGGGCGGAGCAACTTGTCCTGCGCTGAAACTTGAGCCGCAGAGAACGAATGTTATAACGCAATCGGAGTATTTTGGTGCAAGTGATTGGACAACATTAAATTGCACATTGTCCGCTAATAATGCAATCTCTCCAGAGGGGGTGCAAAATGCATATTTAATCACAACTACATCTACAAATGAAACAGGTGTTTATGACATCATATCAATAAGTGGAACGCATACATTTAGTGTTTATGCTAAAGCAGGAACAGGTAGATATTTGCTATTTAACACAGACGCCTCTAATCAATTAGCAAAATTTGATTTACAAGATGGTTCAATAATTGGAACATCAGGAGGTAATGTTACTGCATCTATTGAGGATGCAGGAGATGGTTGGTACAGATGTATTGTTGTATCCACCAACGCTTCATCTAACAGGTGTACACTATTTATGACCAATAACACTAGCGTAGCCGATTTTGGTTCAGCAAGTGGTTTAACATATTATTTATACGGAGTACAAGTAGAAGCAGGAGCCTACCCAACATCTTACATACCTACCTATGGTACGAGTGTGACATTTGCGCAAGATGTTTGTTCTAAAACTGGGATTAGTGATTTGATTGGGCAGACGGAGGGGACTTTGTTTGTGGAGGTTGATTTAAAAGACATAGAGGGAAGTTTAAAAGTACCTTTGCAAGTACGACAAGATGCAGATAACAGATTTGGTCTAGGCATTTTTAAATTTTCGGGGCTTTTACGCCTTCAAGGTTATTGTAGGTTAGGCGGTACATTTACAGTAGTTATAAACTATGATGCTCCTTTAGTGGGTGGAGTTTACAAAATGGCTTTGGGATATGCGGAAAATGATTGGGTATTATATGTTAATGGTATTCAAAGAGGAACAAATACAACAAGTTCAGTTCCAACAACATCTATTTGTGATGTAGGAAATGAGAGCGGCACATATATACTCAATGACCGTCTTGCCCAAGCCCTACTATTCAAGACACGACTAACAAACGCAGAATTGGCAACGCTAACAACTTTATAAGATGAACCCATTGATAACAGGATTACTAAAGATTTTTATATTTATTTTGTTTTTCCCATTTAGCATCTTGTTTACTTTAATTAGCAAGATTCAAAAATTAGGGGGTGCAGAAAAAACCGTTAACGACATTATACTTAAGAAGATAGAAGCCTTAACACAAGAGTAACAATTACACCTATAATCATAACAAGAGTAAATAACACAATATGAGTAATACACGCTTTTTCAGAAAATACGAGTTTGGCAGTAAAAGTGCTGCAAGTG